AGCGTCTTTAGGATTAGATGCTAAACTTCTTGAGTTAGCTGGTGCACCTGCTCATGTGATAGAGATGTATAATAGGCAAAGATCTTCATGGCGTATGGCTGCTATGGGGGTTGGCGTATTAGATGGTGTTTGGAAAAAACACTCTGGTGAACCTGGAACACTGACTTTTAATACAACTTTCAATATGGCTGTTATGGGTCATGTCTTGTCATGGGATAAGATCTTTTATGCTGGCTTTAAAGGGGATGATTCTTTGATTGTAGGCATGAATGTACGTATGAATGAGAATGCTGAGGAATTTTGTGATCGTAATGATTACAACTTGAAATATGAGTGTCCTGATTCTGCTGAGTTTATTGGTTATGTAGTTGGTCCTTTTGGTTTTTTCCCTGACGTCATTAAACGTGTTGCTAAATTTCATTCAGCCCGATACGTTGATGTGCAGCATCTCCATCAAGCTGCTGAAGCTCTTCGTGAATGTTTGCAATGCGTTCGTGGAGATTGTGACTTGATGGTTGGTAGTTATTATTTAGCTGCCTATTATAGATGTCCTGATTTAGAAGCTGGAGCTACTAGTATAAGGAGACTTGCATGTTATTTGTATAATGCAAGATTTACAGACTTCAATTTACACCGTATTGAACCTTCCACTGTTAACTTTTCTCTAAGTGATCATTTGATTGATAGAATGTTGTATGTGCGTGATTTAACTGATTAATTTGTTGATTACAATTGGTAATTAATTATGTTGTACTACATAAAGCTAGCCACTTTGTCGCCACTCATTGTTTATCCTATTGTTCATTTGTTCGTTTCTTCACTACATTTATCATGCCACCTAAATCAAAGCCAAAGACTAATCCAACACCCAAAGTTTCTAAACCTGCTGCACCTAAATCGCCTAAAACTCCTAAGCCTAGGAAACCTAAGCAGAAGGGTCCTAAACCCTCCCTTACTGCTGCACAAATGCCTACCGGTGGTAATCTTAACGTTGGTGTGGGTTCGAATATGACCATGCGTAAAGCTTTCCGTTCTGGTAAGTCATCTAATCAAATGTGGGGTAATTTCAGATCTCATTTTGGTAATGCTGCGGTAGATACATTAGAATTTGCTTTGTCTCCTGCTGTATATTCT